GGGGTACCTTCTGATAACAGTGGTGCAGAAGGGAGGAAAGTGGAGCGTACAGAAGTGGTGCAAAGAGACCCTTCTGAACTCCAGAACCTACCCGTTTTTGGTTACAGAATGAAAACTGTTGTTGAAACCGATGAGGATGGAAAGGATGTACTCAAGGATGTCCCAGTCGTCAATAACCAGAACTCGTCACTGCGTCAATGTGATACGTGCTTTGTTGCCTCTAACTGTCCTGCTTTTAAACCTAGCAATAGTTGTGCTTTCAATCTTCCCATCGAAGTAAAAACAGCAGATCAACTCAAGGCTTTACTTACTGCAATTATTGAAATGCAGGGTCAACGAGTGGCTTTTATGCGTTTTGCAGAAGAAATGAATGGTGGTTATGCAGACCCCAACGTATCACAAGAGATTGATCGTTTATTCAAATTGATTGGCAATCTCAAAGAGATGGAAACTAACAAAGAGTTCATACAGATCACCGCTCAACGTCAATCTGCTGGTGGAGTACTTTCTGCTATCTTTGGAGATCGGGCACAAGCACTTCGTGAGTTACCTGAATCTCTACGAGAAGATACAGTTACAAAGATAATTCAACAATCTATTGAAGAATAGTTTTATCTGATAACAGCAATTATCAGGGTATGAATCATAGTTCACCCTGTCAAGTAGTACAGATGCACTCAACCAAGTTGGCATATACATGGTAGGGTTTCAAGCGTAATACTAGGAAACCCATTGAGGGGTATTTCAGCAATTAGAGAAATGGTAGGGGTTATGACGGCATTGTCGTTCAAATTGACAGAAGATTTTTTGGCATCGTATCGCGCAAAGAAAGCGCCCTTTGGATATGCAGATGCAGCAGGTAATTCAGTAGGAGAGATTACTTTTCTCAGAACCTATTCAAGACTCAAAGCAGATGGCACTAAAGAGACTTGGGTAGATGTATGCGAGAGAGTCATCAATGGGATGTACTCCCTACAAAAAGATCACGCAAAGACTAATCGATTACCTTGGTCAGATGCTAAAGCAGCATCTTCTGCTAAAGAGGCTTTTGATCGCTTATGGAACTTGAAGTGGACTCCACCTGGAAGAGGCTTGTGGGTTATGGGTACGCCCCTAGTCAATGAGCAACGTAATTCTGCCGCACTTCAAAATTGCGCTTTTGTATCTACAGGCTCTATGAACAAGGTTGAGCCAGCAAAACCATTTGCATTTCTTATGGAGGCATCAATGCTTGGCGTTGGTGTCGGCTTTGACGATAAGGGAGCAGATAAAGAATTCACTATTTATGCACCACAAAAAGGAGATACCTATGTCATCCCAGATACCAGAGAAGGATGGGTCGAGTCAACCGCTTCCCTCATCAATTCCTACCTCAAACCAGATACGAAGACTCCAGTATTTGATTACCAAGAGATCCGTCCAGCAGGAGTACCGATCAAGACCTTTGGAGGAACGGCCGCAGGGCCAGACCCTCTAATCAAACTGCACGAGTATCTAACTCGTCTCTTTGATGGCCGCTCAGGAGAGTTACTCACTCGTCGTGATATTGCAGATATTGGCAACATGATTGGAGTATGTGTCGTTTCTGGAAATGTAAGGCGCTCTGCTGAACTTCTTATGGGTCGCATTGATGACGAGGAATTCCTCAATCTTAAAAATTACGATAAGTATCCAGAGCGTATGACTCATGGATGGATGTCTAACAACTCCGTCGCAGTCAACGTTGGAGATAACTTAGATGCAATTATTGATGGTATTGCCCGTAATGGTGAACCAGGTGTGATCTGGATGGACATCTCTAAGCAATACGGTCGTCTTGCTGATCCTATCAATAATAAGGATTGGCGTATTGCAGGGTATAACCCTTGCGCCGAGCAGTCTCTTGAATCATATGAGTGCTGTACTTTGGTTGAAACGTACTTGAATCGCCACGATAACTTAGATGATTTCAAAAGGACTTTGAAGTTTGCTTATCTTTATGCAAAGACTGTCACACTCCTACCAACTCATTGGGAAGAGACTAACGCGATCATGCAACGCAACCGTCGCATTGGTACATCCGTCTCTGGTGTAGCAAACTTTGCAGACAACAAGGGTCTTCCTACACTTCGTACTTGGATGGATGAAGGCTACAAAGTTATCAAGACTTATGACACGACGTATTCAGAATGGTTGGGTATTCGTGAATCAATCAAGATGACTACAGTCAAACCTTCAGGAACAGTATCGATCTTGGCAGGAGAATCTCCTGGAGTTCATTGGACTGTAGGTGGAGAGTATTTCAATCGTGCAATTCGTTTCGCTAACTCTGATCCAATGCTTCCTTTATTCAAGATGGCTAACTACAGAGTAGAACCAGCAAGTGAATCTCCTGATACAACTTCGGTCGTATTCTTCCCAATCAAATCAAATGCTAAACGTTCTGAGAAAGATGTAAGTATTTATGAGAAGATGGCACTTGCTGCCACTGCTCAACGATACTGGTCAGATAATTCTGTCTCTGTAACTATCTCTTTTGATCCAGAGTCGGAAGCCTCGGCTATTGGTACGGCTTTGCATATGTACGACGGTCAACTCAAGACTGTTTCATTCTTACCTTCAGGAAATCACGTCTACGCACAAATGCCTTATACTCAAATTACTCAAAATGAGTATGAAGAAGAAGGAACGCTAAAATTATTTCCAATTGACTTTAGTGGTGTTTATGCTGGTATGGCTTCTGATGCTATTGGTGAGGCTTACTGCACTACCGATGCTTGCGAAGTAAAACTAATAAAAGACAATCAACCTGTTACAGTCTAACTAAGCATCTCGTAAACAGAAGCCCTGCCTTTTGGTGGGGCTTTCTGCTTTTGTTAAAGTTCTGTGGAGTAATCTCCTGGAGCGTGTTCATCGCACGCTACTGAACCATCTATAAAAATTATCCATTTAACTTCTTGTAGACAACCTTCTACATAACACTTCATTCTTCTTTACCTATGGCTTTGCACATACGTTTGTGATTATTGACCATGTTTGGTGTATTTACTACTAACTCTTCAATTTTGAAATGTGTATCCATTTCTACCATTTTCATGCTTGCTATTGCTTTTTCACATTCTTGGCAAACTAACACTAAATTTTTACTATCTATTTTCCAATTCAACTGAACCATCTTCTCCCAAAAAAAATCCATAATGATCTCTTCACTCAATGGAAATAATGGATACTGATAATGCTTTGGGCTCATCTTTGGCTCATGCTTTGGATCATGCTTGAATTGTTTTGCGTATTTATCGTAAGTCTTTACCTTTTTATTATTCATATCATTGAACACAGGCATGTTATTCTCCTAATAATAGTTTCAAGATAGCCCCCGCCATTTCTGACGGGGGCATCTCATTATGCTCCTGCTTTTGCTATGGCTTTCGCTTTGGCTCTTGCTTTGGCTTTCGCTTTGGCTTTTGCTACGGCTTTGGTTTTGCTTTCTGGGAATAAGGCTAACCATTTCTTTACTACGGTTGTCTTTACTCCCTTCCATGCACTCCAGTTTTTGCCACCGTTGCTCATGCTATAAGCAACTTGGGCATTGACCACAGGGTTTAGCAGTTCGGCATCAAACCTTAGACCAAACTTTGCTCTACGCTCCGCGCCTAGATCTCCGACCATATTGACTTGAAATAGCCCATACGAGTTATCTCCTGTCTTGCGGTTACCATTGTGGCTGAGGGGCTGACCATGTGACTCTTTCTTTGCTATTGCCCATGCTTCTCGTAAGGCTTTGCCTTTGAACCCGACTGCGCCAAGCAACCCGACTAACTGTTTGTCAGTCAAGTGATCAGCGTTGCTGTACTGGGTGAGCATACGCATTCGTGCTTGTTCTCTTACGGCTAGTGCTTCGGCTTTGTTAGGTGCGAAGGCTTTAGGTTGACCCCAAATAACTCCTGAACCTGTCAATAGGGTTGTTACAACCCCACCAATTACTAGACGCTTCTTTATTGATTGATTCATCATCACTCCAAAAAGTCATTGACAATTTCTGATGCCTTTGACTGGTTGTGACGAAGGCGATGTAAGTATCGCTCTGTCGTCTTGATCGATTGGTGACCTAGTCTTTCTTTGACTTCATGCACATCTACCCCACCTTTTAGAAGTTGAGTAGCGTTAGCGTGCCTAAGATCGTGAGTTCTAGGAGTCCACCCGATCGCGGACTTGTCTATTGCTTTGTTCCATATTGTTCTCCATACATCTCGTGGAAGATGACTCGTTTGGTCGATGTAACTCTGCTTCTGGTTAGGCTTTTGATATGGCTTTACCTTTTGCTTATGCTTTGACTTCGCTCTTCGATGATCTCTCACCGCTTCCCGACAGTCTCCGCATCTGCAACACCCACGGTTGTAGGCATACAGCGTTCCATGCTCGAACTTTTTTCCGTCTAACTCGAATGGTCGAGTAGACCTTGCACCACGAGAACTTATTATTTTACTCGTCTCAGTCACGAGTGACCTAGAGAAGAGCAGATCATCTTTTACTAGGGCTTTTGCCCTGACATAACCCTCAATGTCTTGTAATAAGGCTTTGCTAAGCATCAGACTGCGCTTATGCCCTGATTTTGTGGCATCTACGACTAGGAATCGCCCTATATGGCTTGACCCTAGATCGCTAACTCGCCTTTGAACGAATAGTTCACCAGTCTTGAAATTTAGATCTTTGACCCTGATCTCGGTGGCTTCGCCGAATCTGCAACCACTAGCGACTAGAAATCGGGCAAGTAACTTTGCTGAAGCGGTAGGTAAGTTACTTACAATCAGCCTAAATTCTTCAGGCTCTAAGACGTTTGAGATATTTTCGTGGCGCATCTTGATCTTGATTCCATGAGTGGGATTGGCTGTAAGTTCCCCAGTCTCTACTAACTTGGAGAATGCAGATCCCAGAGAAGCCTTCACCTGTCCAAGAGTTGCAGACCCGACTCCCTGCATCTTCAATTCATCAAGTAACTTTGAGATCTCCCGTGCAGAGATGGTACTTACTTTGTGATCACCAATTTTCGGCATGACATATTTTCTCAGTATCGACTCATAGCCCTTCTTAGTGATAGGCATAAGATCAGCAGTAGGTAGCCACCTTTCAATGTAGGCAGAGAGGGTCAATACAGCCCTAGAAGGCTCTTGTGAGTCGCTCTTCTCGGCTTGCATGGCGTGGTATTTGGCTTCCGTTTCCGTATCCCATGTGCCAGCAGATAGGCGTTTGCCACCCTTGCGGTAATAGCCTGTAAATCTTCCGTTGCGCTCAACCGTGTACATAGTTTCCCCCTTCCTACTGACGAGTAACGTTACTCACCAGTAACTTGAAAGTCAAAAAAAAGCCCTTGATCTATCTGATCAAGGGGTGATTCTGAGGCTAGACAGGGCTAGATGAGCGTGGAAATTCTGCTTATGTGTTTAGGGAGTAACTTCCTGATTAGAGATCAGACTTACTTAGATGTTGCCTTCAATCTTAGTGCTACCGCACTCTTTACACTCAGGTGGGTAAGTCTCATCGAATCGTTCTCGATCACCTGAGAAGGTGTCAATCACTTTATCTCCTTCAAAGATCGAAACTTCGAATTCAATAAAGGCTGTGATGAATTGGGCTGTGTTACCGCACGCTAAGCATTTAGGCATTACTTCACCTCAATATCTTTTATTTCATCAGACTCATCTAATTTGAAAGTATCGTGAAAACATTGTTCGCAGATATAAGCACCCTCTTGTGGGTACATATCTTTGGTGTAGTGCTGATCTGCACACTCTACGCAGTCTCTAATTTTTAGTGGCATTATTCAATCTCCTTTGTAATCGTTGCTCGTGTTGCATTCCATTCATCGATCGTCTCTCGCTTCCATAACGGTCGATTTCCGATCGTGTAGTCGGGGTCGGGAAGGGTGTTTCGATTTCGATAGGTGTAGATCGTGTCGATCTTTAGCCCTGTGATCTTGGCGATGTCTGTACTTGTAAGCCAATCGGTCATAGCGTTGCACCAGTTTCTTGTTTAGTTTCATTAGGTTTTTTTCCTATCTTCCATACTTGTAAGTTCCCGATTGATCTTTCGTGCCAAAGATACGGAAGATCATTCCGCACGTTGAAGTTGTAGTGATCAGCATCTTTGCGTTTCAAGTTACTTTGATGTGAATTGTGGAAATCTTGATCACCTAACCACACAGGCATACCACAATCGGGTAATTCTGCATGCACAGCGATAAATCTTTCACGCATCGTATCTTTGTAGCCACGAGCAATCCACTCGTCGCAGATCGCTACGCCGTATTTACATAAGGCTTGTTCATAACCACGCCACATCTTTGTAGCAGGGTGATT